GAAAAGAGATGGCAAACGATAGCAAACGATAGCAAACGCATACAAGCTATAGCAAACGATAGCAAAGCAAAGCAAACGATAGCAAAAATAGCTGTTAATGATAATGTTAATGTTAAAGAGAAAGATATATATATATATAGTTTTTTAAATTCTTTGATTGAATACGGCTTTGACAAAGATTTATCTAAGGAATGGATGAAAGTAAGAAAGGATAAAGGAGCAACAAATACATTAACGGCATTTAAAGGCTTTGTAAAAGAAGTAGAAAAAAATGGTAATGAAATTAATTTTATTTTAAGAACTTGCATTGAAAGAAGTTGGAAGGGGTTTAACAGCGAATGGATACCAAAAGTAGTAACAGAATTAAATAGAGAGCCATCAAAATGGAAAGCACCGTGGAGTTAAATGGATTCAAGATTACAGAAGCCGGTGATGTTATTACCGAACTGTTCAGATATCGTGACAATTATAATCAAAAAGGAAAGTATTTAGGCTTTGCTAAGTTGCACGAGCATTATTCAATGAGCTTGGGAAATTGCACCGATTGGACGGGTTTTCCGATGAGTGGTAAAACGCAAGTATTAATGGAGTGTTTAATGAACACATCTAAGTTTTACGGATGGAAACATTTAGTTTACTTTCCTGATGTTGGTTCTAATGTTGAGATTGTAGCTGACTTAATTAATAAAAAGACAGGCAAAAGCTTTAATCCACTAGATAGAAACGTTATTCAAGATAGAGAAATTACTCAAGCAATTGATTGGGTTTTAAATCACTTTAAAATTTTGACTAAAAAAGATATAAAAGCTAAATTAACACCGGTTCAATTTTGGGATATGGCAGTAGAAATTAAAAAAAATCAAGAGCTTCATACTGCATCTATTGATAGTTGGAAGGATTTAAATCACCCTTACAATGACTATGGAGGTTATGCTCAATATCTTGAGTATGTTTTACCATATAGAAATCAAATAGCAGAAAATAATGATTTGCACTTGCATACGATTATACACCCAAAATTAACTGAAAAGGAAAACGGAAAACGAAACGCTCCTGTGCCATATGACTTGAAGGGTGGTAGTGAGTGGTTTAATAGTGGTAAATGTATGATTACAGTTCATAGACAAGACCCAACTTTTAATCTAGCAGAAATACATTTTAATAAAATAAAGCCACGAAGTAATGGTAATATTGGAATGATAGAAATATGGTTTGACAAAGAGAGATTGAGCTATTTTGAACAAAGTAACCCATCGCCAAATGTATACGAAAAGGCATATGCAAGTAAACAAATAATAAATTTATAGCAAAAACACAAATACGTTTAAAATGCATTTTAAAGCGATATAACGAACTTTAATATATTAACGATAGATTATACATAAATATAAAGATAATGAAAAACTCAATAAATATCAAGGGTGTAGAGCTTATAAATTTATAACTTAAAAAAACAATAATGGAACTAGAACTATTAAAATCTAGAGTAATTTTACATAAGACATTGCTCAAGCTTAAAGCAAGTAGAGAGGAAATCGAAGAGAAAAACGAACATAGAAAAGACTTAATTAATTCTATGCTAGAAACAGAAAACGAGCTAAGCGAAGTATTGACAACTTTTTTGATTTTAGAGAAACAATCTAGAGAATTTTCACAAAGTGCTTATAGACTTGAGAGATTAAACTTAGATTTAAAATTTAAAATTAAAGATTTAGAGAATCAAATAGAAGTAAATAATTTTTAAAAACTAACAAGATGAAACAAATTAAACTAAGAAACAAAATATTAAATGATAAATACACCGAATACATTTTCGAGGCATTTGATATACAAAACAAAGATGAAACAACAGTTGATATAAATATGAATTTTGGAGATTGTAAAAACTTTGATTGGAATATAGGAGTTATATACGGAGGTAGTGGTACAGGAAAAACAACTTTACTAAAACAATTTGGAGTATTAAAATCTATAGAGTTTGATAGTGAAAAGGCATTAATATCAAATTTTGATTGGTTAGAACCACAAGAGGCAACATCTTTATTAAGCTCAATTGGTTTGAGTAGTGTACCCACTTGGTTAAGACCATTTCATACTTTAAGTAATGGAGAGCAATATCGAGCAGAGCTAGCGTACAAAATAGGTAAAGCTCAAGAAAACGAAGTAGTATTGATTGATGAGTATACCTCAGTAGTAGATAGAGATGTGGCTAAGTCAATGAGCTTTGCTTTGCAAAAATACATAAGACGTTACAACAAAAAAATAGTTTTGGCATCTTGTCACTTTGATATTATGGAATGGTTGTTACCTGATTGGACATATTCACCACTTAAAGGACGTGTTGAAAGACACGAATGTCGAAGGCACAGCCGACCAACCATTAACCTTTCGATATTTCGATGTAGATATGCAGCTTGGAATATATTCAAACAACATCATTATCTAAGTCAAGAGTTAAATGCAGCTGCTAAATGCTTTTCGTTTACTTTAAATGACAAGCCACTAGGTTTTATAGCTATTTTACCAATGCCTAGTGGTACAGTAAAAGATGCTTTTAGAATAAGTAGATTTGTAATCTTACCTGATTATCAAGGTCTTTCACTAGGAATAAAATTATTGAATTATTTTGGAGCAATGTATAAGTCAATTGGTAAAGTATTGTATATAAAAACATCAAACCCTGCATTGTTTAATGGTATGATTAATAACATAATTAATTGGAAATTGGTAACTGAAAACAATAACATTGCTCAAATAAAAAAATCAAATCAAAAATTAATAAATGATGGAAAAGATAATGGATTAAAACTTGTAAAAGAAAGTATTACAAAAAGTTATAAATATATCGGAGAAGAAAGTAAAGAAGATTTATCAATCTTAAAGTTTAATGCTGAGGCTTGGAAAGATGTTGCACAAAATCAAATAAGTTTATTTTAGTATGAAAAAATGTAAGAATTGCAAAGAACCATTTACACCGGTAAATTTTAATCAAAAGTATTGTCTAGAAAAGGAATGTGTTCATATTTGGGTAAAAAGTGAACAAGACAAGCAATGGGTAAAAAAGAAGAAAGAAATGAAAGACAAGCTTCAAACAGTTCAAGAGCTTCAAAAACTAGCTCAAGTATATTTTAATTCATTTATTCGTAATAGAGATAGAAACAAAGGTTGTGTCTCTTGTGACTCTCCACTAGGTAAAAAGTTTGATGCCGGCCATTATTACAGCAGTGGTGGTCACAAAGTAATTACTTTCGATGAATCAAACGTTCACGGCCAATGTGTTTACTGCAATCAATACCTGCACGGTAACTTGTTAAATTATCAAATTGGAATACAAAAAAGAATAGGAGCAGAAAAATTGATAGAGCTACAAGCGAAAGCTCACCAAGAGAAAAAATACACAAGAGAGGAACTAAAAGAGATAATTGAAATATACAAGCAAAAAACGAAACAATATGAGATTTGAAACAAACAAAGATTTAGATAGGGAATTAAATTGTATTGATTTATTTTGCGATACATTTGGTATTACATTTGAAAAGCTAGGAGAGAATGACATTGATTTTAGCCTATATAAAGACGGAAAGTTAATAGCTTATGCAGAAGTGAAAGGCAGGAATAGAAATATTTCAGAAGCTTACCCATTGCCTATAGCCTGTAGAAAGTTAGTTAAGCTAGTTGATAAAAAAATTAACCCTCTTATTATTTGGGACTGCTACGATGGAATCATTTACGGAAGGATAGAACAAATCGAAGGTAAAATTAAGATAGGAGGCAGGAAACCAAGAGACCAATCCACAAATGATATAGAGCTAATGGCGTACTATGAGAAACAATTAACATTAAAAGAAATAAAAAAATAAAAAAAATAGTTGCTAATTAATTAAATTGTTAATAACTTTTTATTAATTGTTAATAACTTTATATAAATAAATTATATTTAGATATAAATAATGTGTATATTTGCATATAATTATTTACTAACCAATTAAAACTAAAAAAAATGAAAACAAGAAAAGAGATTTATGATGAACTTAAAATTGCACAATCTAATTTTAATTTATCTGTTAATGAACATTCAAAAAACAAAACTCAAGAGTCAGTAAAAAAAGTTATTAAAGATTTAAAAATATATAACGATATGAGTATTAAAATGTGGGAATGTAATCTTATTAAATAAACAAACAAGGGGTGCGACTTGACAACGCACATTTTTAACTAACCAATAAAACAAATAAAAATGAAACACTTATTTAAAAGCTTAGCGGAATTTCAACAAGAAGTACCGACGATTCACAAAGCAACGCAGGGGTACGGATACACCTACGCAGATTTACCAAAAATCTTTGAAGTAATAAACCCCTTGCTAAAAAAGCACGGATTAGGATTCACTCAACTAATTAATGGAACTGAATTAGTTACCATAATATTTCACGTTGAAACAGGCGAAACAATCGAAAGTAAAACAACTATACCACAAGGAGTAGCATTGAAAGGAATGAATGACTTTCAAGTATTGGGGTCTGCGATTACCTACTTGAGGCGGTACTCTTTATCAAGTTGTTTAGGATTAGTTACGGACAAAGATACAGATGCAGGTGGCGAACAAATTAAAGTTGAAGTAAAAAACGAAAGCAAGAAAGTTGCTATTGATGACAAGCGACTAGCTAAAGCACTTAAAGCAATAACAGATGGTGAGTATACTACAGATGAGTTACTAAAAACATTTGAATTAACACCTGTACAACTTAAACTTATAGCACAATGAAAATAAGATGCTCCGCTATTGGCAAGATAATGACCTCTCCCAAATCAAAGGGGGAGGTTTTAAGCCAAACTACAAAGACTTACTTGCAAGAATTAGCTATAGAAGAAACCTTTAACATACGCAAAGAGTTTTCTAGCCGGTACACAGATAAAGGCAACGAAGTAGAAGATTTATCAATCGCCTTATGTAATGATGTTTTGAATTTAGGCTTCATTTACAAAAACGAAGAACATTTTACCAATGATTGGATAACAGGAACGCCTGACGTTAACACAAGCGAGATTCTTCTAGATGTCAAATCAAGTTACGATGCGACAACTTTCCCTTTTTTCGACACCAAGTTAATAAATAAATCGTATTTTTACCAAATGCACGGATATATGTGGCTGACAGGTAAAGAAGAGTCATTACTTTGCTACTGTTTGATAGATACTCCATTGCAAATCGTTGAAGACGAAATAAGACGAGAGCATTGGAAGGCAAGTTTGATTGAAGAAAGTTTAGATTTAAGAGCTTTTGTGCAAGCGAAACATACATTTGGGCATATACCAAAAGAAAAACGCTTAAAAGTCTTTAAAATAGCAAAAGACGAAAAGGTAATAGAAGAGATTAAAACACGAATAGAACAATGCAGAGAATATTACAATGAATTATTAACCAATTTAAAATAAAAAGATGAAAGTAAAAGGAAGAATCCACTTTGTTGGAGCAATGAGAAAAGTAAGCGACAAGTTTAAAAGCAAAGATGTCGTAATATTAACAGACGAAAAATATCCTCAGTACATAACCATTCAATTTACTCAAGATAAAACGGAACTAATAAGCCAAAACAACATAGGCGAACTAGTAGAGGTGAGTATTAATCTACGAGGTAGAGAATGGAAGAGTCCAACAGGCGAGATAAAATACTTTAACACAATTGAAGGATGGCAAATTAATGCAACTGAAAACGAGACTAGCTTAAAAGAGCATCCTATAATGGTTGATGACAGTGATAACGATTTACCTTTCTAATATGAAAGCAACTATAGAATACAATTTACCGGATGACCAATTTGAATATGATTGTGCTATTAAATCAATGAAAATGTGGCACTCACTAATTGAAGTAAAGGCTGAGCTTCGAGCCATTTGGAAGTATGAAGAACTAAAAGAAAACGAGTTTGAAATGATTGAAAGAATAAGAGAAAAGTTCTTTGAAATCTTAGCCGATAACGAAATAAATTTAGATTTATGTTAATAGATGACCATAGCTTGAGAGAGTATCTACTTGAGGCGTTAAAAACACGAACACGAAATCAAATAGTAAAAGAGATACAAGGGAGAGGAGAGAAGTTTCATCAATACAATATAGATAGATTTATACAAGGTAAAGATGTGAGCTTAGAGACAGCCAAGAAACTAGATAAATACATTTATAGAATAAAAATATATGATTGTAATTTATTTTAGTACATTTGACGTATGATATTACTAGCTCTGATACCTTTAGCGTGGTGGTTTGTTAATTTTGAACCACTTCAAGCAACTTTTGATTACTTTTTTAAGTATAGACCTACTAGCACATTAGCCATATATATACATTCTGCATTGGGGTGTATAAAATGTGTTGCTTTTTGGTTAACCTTAATTTGTACTTTTGATTTTATACTTGCTTGTCAAGCCTCACTTATTGCTTATATACTAGACGAATGTTTGAACAAGCTGAAATAGATTTAATTGCAGAGATAGAAGATTTATCTGAGAATATTAGATACTCAAAGCATTCTTGCGTTAAGTTATTTCGAATACGAACAAAGTATGATGGTATACAGCCAAGAGAATGTTTCTGTGCGTCAGTAAGACGAAGGATTTGGTACAAAGATTTTATGATATGGTATGAAAAGAGCCTTAGACAATTACATTAGTAGGGCTTATCCTGAGATAAGAGCTTACACAGCTTATTTTCTATCTAAGATGGGACTATATTTAGACGCTGATACAGTCATTAATAATTCTTACCTGCACGTTCTTACAATCAACGATAATACAAGTGACGAGGACAAAGTGAAAGCTTATCTGTTAAACACAATCAAGTACCAAATACTTTGGTCTACTTCAAAGAGCCATAAAGACGATAGAATAACATCCATTATAGACAACTCACCGGATAGAATAGATGGCGATGAGCTAAATGATAAGATAAAAGAAGATAGAAACTACTCTTTTCAAAAAGGACTACTTGAAATCTACCGATTGAGTCTTACTGATAATGTACAAAGAATAGTTTTCGAGGCTTACATCGATAAGGGGTACATTACTTCAAGGTCATTGGCTACTTATTTTGGAATAACCCACACATCTGCGTACTATCTCATCAAAGAGTTAAAACAAAATTTAAACGAATTACAATATAGATATGAAAGCGAGCCAACTTATTAGCATTTTGTCATTACTTATAGCTCTGAGCTGTGGCTTAGCTCTGTTCACTCTAGATTATGAGTGGGCTTCAAGAGCAGCAGGTTTATGGATTGCATTTTATTACACATTTTTAATTTTAGTTCAATATGAAGACAAAGAATGAATACCTAGGTAAGTATATCACTACCTACAGCAACAATTTTGAGACCTCGTTTACAGTAACAGAGGAGACAGCTAAAGACCACAAGTATTATACCTCGATTGGTTTGGGGTATTTATTTGAAGAAACAGCACCAAAAGTAAAATACACAGGAGTAGAAAACACCAAAAAGACGAAAGAAGATGAGACCCAAATTGATTGAATCACCTGAGAGGTTAATGCAAATCTTTGAAGAGTATAAAGCCTTTACATTATCTAATCCTAGAACAAAGTGGGTGCTATCACAGAAGACAGCAGAGATGGTAGCAGAGCCTCTTAGAATCCCTTTGACAAACGAAGGCTTTGAGATATTCTGCTATAAGAATTACTCAGACGTACATAACTATTTTGACAATCCGGATAATCGATATTCCGAATATAAGACTGTCTGTTCGCACATAAAGAAAGAAATTAGAAACGACCAAATCACAGGAGGAATGGTAGGTCAGTACAACCCTTCGATAACTCAAAGATTGAACGCACTCAAAGAACAAACAGACGTGACAAGCGACAACGAAAAGATTAACGCTATCACTGTGA